GGCTGCCGAGCCCAGCTACCCGCTGGTGCCGGGGCAGGTGTACAGCATCCAGATCGGCCAGGGCGGGGTCGGGGCGCCGAACGGCCACTCGGGCTCTGACGGCGGCGACACGATCTTCGACAACGGCGGCGTCTACGCCAACGGGGGCACAGCGGGCACCGGCTGGAACGCGGGCCCGGGTGGCACCGGGAGCCAGAACTCGCTGCATCATCCCGGGGGCGCGGGGGCCAGCTCGGGCAACGTGACCGGCGGCTCGTCCGGGGGCAACTCGGGCAACCCGTCTTCCGCGGGCAACCACGGCTTCTCCACGGGCGGCACGAGCGGGGCCGGGCCGCCGACCGCCCAGACTGATTCCGGCGAGGGCGGCACCGGGGGAAACAACGCGGGCAACGGCGTCAGCGGGACGACCCCCGGCGGGGCCGGCGGCGGCGCCGGGGCAGGCTCGGCCTCGGTCTCGGGCAGCTACCAGTACCGGTTCAGCGACAGCGCCACCTACTACGGCATGAACGGCGGGACCCCGGGCGGGCTGCGAGCCCACGGCACCATGTACCAGGGCGGGGAGACCGCATCAGGCGGAACATACAACGGGGACATGTGCTCGCTGGGCATCATCGGCGGGAACCCGAACGGCGACCTGGCGGGCAAGACCATCGACACGGTGAGCATCCGCTTCAACAACCTGCACAGCTGGTACTCCAACGGGATGTACCTGCTGATCGGGTACACCCCCTTCACCTACCTGGGCGGCAACTGGAACGGCGGGAGCGTCACGAGCCTCGCCCAGAAGTGGATCAACCAGAATGCCACCACGACCTACGACCTGACCGGGCTGGGCCTGGGCACCGCCCTCCAGAACAACACCGCGAACAGCATCTCGCTCGGCTACAACGGCCAGCCCTCCTACGACCTGTGGAACTACGGCTACTGCTACGGCGCGGGCGGCTCGAACAGCCTCAACCCGCTGATCACCGTCACCTGGCACACCGGCACGGCCCCGACCAAGGGCGGCAACGGCGGCAACGGCGAGATCCGGATCACCTACATCAGCTCGCAGATCCTGATCGGCGCGGTCGCCGCCGCGGCCGGCACCGACCCGGCGGGCAACGCCTTCGGCACCGACTTCACCGGCCAGATCCAGGCCTTCCAGTACGGTTCGTCCCCGGCCGCGGTGGAGAGCTGGCACAGCCTGACCCCGCTGCCGTCCGGGCTGACCGGCAGCGCCCGGTACAAGCTGGTCGCCGAGGCCTCCATGATCATCCTCGACGTGAACGTCCAGTGGACGACCACGGCGGCCACCACGTTCACGCTGCCCAGCATCCCCACCGGGTACGTGCCGTCCGGGCCCGGCGCACTGCCGCGGGTCTACACCATGTGCGGGAACTCGACCATCGTCACCTCCTCGAACACGGCGATGGGCCGGCTCTACCTCAGCGGCGGCGGGGTCCAGGTCATCGTCCCGGCTTCGACCGGCGGCGGCACCGCGTCGTGCACCGTGATCGTCCCGACGAACTAGGAGCAGCCATGAGGGACCTGCGCATCGCCGGCGGCGACATCGCCCTGGCCGGCGGCGATCTCGCCCTGGTCGACCAGGAGGCCTACCTGCGCCAGCGGGTGGCCACCGCGCTGGCCGAGCCCTACGGGTCCGACCCGTTCCACCCGGAGTGGGGCAGCACCCTGGGCAGCTACCTCGGCCTGCCGTACGGCGCCGGGACGGAGGCCCTGGTCTCCAGCGAGGTCGGCCGGGTGCTGGCCATGCTGATCGCCGCGCAGCGGCAGATGATCACCAGCTGGGTGCTGACCGGGACCAAGGCGCAGCTGCTCGCGGCCGACACGATCGCCAGCGTGAACGCCATCAACGCCCGGGTCGACGTCGACCCGCAGACGATGGACGTCTGGGTGGCGCTGACCACCCAGGGCGGGCAGCAGCTGGTGATCACCCGCACCGTGTCCGGCTAATGGTTCACTGAACCATTGAAACAGCCCCTGGAGAGCCCCCAGAAGGCGCCTGAGAGGCGCTGGAGCCCCCGGATGTCGTATCAGGCGCAGGGCCCGCGCTCGTCGCCAGCGTCGATCCTGTGGCCGCGGGCGTGTCCGTGGGCGAGGGCGTGTCCGTGCCCGTCGGCGTATCCGTCGGTGAGTCCGTGGGCGAGGACGTCGGTGAACTCGTATCCGTCGGCGACGGTGACGGGTCCGGGGACGCCGGCGGGGGATCGGGGCTCGCCGACGGGCTGGGTTCCGCGCTCGGCGGCGGGGCGGGCGCCGAGGTGGAGGGAGGCGGCGCGCTGGGCGCCGTGCTCGCGGCAGGTGGCGTGTACCCGCTGACGCCGGGGATGTTGGCCTGGCCCAGCCCGGCGCTGATGTGCGGGCTGGCAACATGACGGGTGGCACTGTGCGATGCGGCCGGGTGGGAGATGGCGACCTGCGGGGTCGGCGTCTGCACGACCTGGGCCGGGGGGCTGTCCCGGTAGGAGACGAGGAGCACCAGCCCGCTGACGAGGATCATGCTGACGGCGCCCAGCAGGGCAAGGTAGACGAGCCAGCCGCCGGCCGGCCGCCAGTTCCGGAAGAAATCCATGGTTCCCCCTCACGCCCCGGGAAGGTGCGGGACCTTACTTAGCAGGGAGGCCGCCCGAATGGCAAGCCAGTCCGACGTCTCCTCGCAGATGATCGCTGCGCTCCAGGTCACTGCGCCTGACATGGACACCAGCGCGGGCAGCGTGACGCGCAAGATCATCGACACGGTGGCCAGCGCGATCGCCGATGCCTCGGTCGACACGCACCTGCTGACCTACCAGTACGACGTCTACAGCCACGCCGGCGCGGACCTGGACGCCTTCGTGCAGCTGTTCGGGATGAGCCGGTTTCCGGCGGTCGCGGCCACCGGCACGGTGACCTTCACCCGGCTGACCACCACCGACGTGATCGCGGTCCCGGTCAACACCCAGGTCAGCACCGCGGACGGCTCGGTGGTCGCGCAGACGCTGACCGGGGCCATCCTCAACGTCGGCGTCGGCGTGGTGACGGTGCCGGTGCAGTGCACGGCGCCGGGCCCGCAGGGCAACGTCCAGGCCAACGCCCTGACCACGCTGGTCACGCCGGTCACCGAGGTCTCGTCGGTCACCAACCTGGCCGCGCTGACCGGCGGCGCCGACCAGGAGACCGACAACCAGCTCCAGCAGCGCTGGGTCAACACGGTCTTCAAGTCGATGTCCGGCACCGAGCAGATGTTCCTGGGCATCGCGCTGAACAACCCGAACTGCCACGCGGCCAACGTGGTCGGCTCGGCCACCTGGCGGGACGAGCAGGTCCAGGTGGTCGGCACCGCGGCGGCCTCGACGGTCAGCGACGCCCAGTACATCTACCCGACCGGGCAGACCGCCGGCGGGGACATCGACGCCGGCGACGTCGCCGTGCCGGGCCTCCAGTACACCTGGAACTACTCGGTCATCCCGCCGCGGATCCAGGTCATCGACACCGCGTACTTCCCGCCCGGCCGGATCGTCGAGCTGAAGTTCAGCTACATCGACACCTGGAGCCGCAACAACCCGTCCTCGGGCATCCTCAACCGGGTCGACGTCTGGTGCGCCGGGTCCAACCCGATCGCCGCCTCGCAGACCATTCCCTGGAGCACCTCGTTCGTCTTCAGCTCCTCCCCGGCCGCGCCGTATTACGTCGGCAATTACGTGCGCCCGGATACCGCTAATCCCGCGGCCGGGAATGTCTTCCTGCCGCTGGCTTTCGTGCCGATCGTCACCGTCGACCCGGTGATCAGCGTCGGCGGGGTGAATTACGGGCTGGCCACCCCGCAGTACCCGCTGGGCACCGTGGCGAACAACATCAACTACGCCTACCAGATCGTGCACGAGAACGACGCGTTCGGCTGGGGCCCGTTCAGCAATGCCGGGCTGGAATGGGTGGCCTCGATGGCGCCGCCGCAGGGCAGCTCCATCCAGGTGGGCTCGGATTACACGTACAACAACGTGCCCGCGCTCATCCAGGCGGACCTGGGCAACTGGCGGCTGGCCGCCACTGACGTCTGGGCTCATCAGGCGCTAACCGTCCTGCTCCAGTTCAGCGTGGCGGTGATCTTCGACCCGAATACCGCCCAGTCCACCACCACCGCCGCAATCGGCACGGCGCTGTCTAACTGGCTGACCGGCCTTGGATTCAATGCCACAGTCTACCCAAGCTCGGTCATCCAGCAGATAGAGAACACACCCGGCGTGACTGCATGCCGTTTCCTCACGGGCGGCGATATCACAGGCTGGAATCCCGCTACTCCCAATGCCTTCAATGTCGGCATCCAGCAGGTGAATGCCTACGGGACTGTCATCACTTCCTACGTCGATGCCAACGGCAACCCGCTGGATATCGTGCTGGGGGCCAGCCAGATCCCGGCATTCGGCAATCTGGTCGTCGTGCCCAAGGCCGCCAACTCCTTCGGCGCATTCGTCTGAGCCGGGGGCCTTTTCCACCACGTAGAGCGCGCTGCCCTTGAAGCCCTTCTGGCCGCAGAACCAGCATTTCACCCTGCGGCCGGACCATTCCACTGGCTCGTGGCCCTGAT